TTTCTCCTTTGTGCACCAGGTAGGACTTGAACCTACGACTACCCGATTATGAGTCGGGGGCTCTAACCAACTAAGCTACTGGTGCCTAGTTGAATTATATATTTGTTGATTGATTATTGTCAATAGATTGCTCGACAATCTGTTGTACATAATCTGAAAAGTGTTTTCTTATACTTCCTGGAGGCCTTTTACCAGACTCATTCCATATTCTTTTATATTCCATTATATTGTCAAAAGTTGTTGGACAAATTTTTATACCATTAAATTCTTTTAATCTAACTGGAAGTGGTACGTGTTTGCCGCAACATTTACATTCTTTAGCCTTGTCTTGGTATATACTCATACTATTTCCATTCCGTCTAGTGCTTCCGCCAAACTTTGCGGCATTGCAGATGGAGCTTTAATTAAATTATGACTTTCTTGTTTTTCTTGCTCTCTCTGCTGCTTTCTAATAGAACTATATGTATGAACCTCTACCGCACCAAAATCGGGTCTAGTTAAACTTATAGCATTATATATTGATCCACACACTGCATCCGCTAGATCTTTAGAACCTTTTCTTGGATGGTCTACTTTGTCCCTCATAATTCTTAACTCAAGCAATTCATCTATTAGTAATTTAATATGTGGTCCAGATAATCTTTCTTCTAGCACTACCATGGCCATGTCATCATAATGTTTTTTAGCAACAGACAAAGTCTCTGTGCTTATGCCATACTGACGAAGTTGCTGCATCATATCGTGTGAATTCCACCTGTCGAATGTACATACTCTAATATTAAATCCACGTGATCTTAATGCTAAAATATAATCTCTAACTTCGGTAAAGTCTACAGACTTATCAGTTGTGGGAGTCCAGTATCTAACGGCATCTACTTCAACGATTGGAGCTGGCTGAGAATAATTATCTGTCACCTTTACATTAACCCATTTATTTATATGTGACATTGCTACAGCACAATGGTCATGCTTTTGAGCTAAGTCAACATGTATAAAATATTCTTTATCTTCTATTGGCACAAACCAATCTTCAAATCTACCAAACTGATCTATACCTAATCCCAAATTACTAAATGCTTTTTCTATTTTTTCACGAGATTTAAAGAATGCATCAATTGCTTCTGGTGGCATGCAGGCAAATCTGCCTAATGCGTCCACTGGATCTCTATAAAAAGAAATTTTAAAATCATCTATGCTTCTAGTTGGATTTACTTCCCAAGTAGGTCTTTTAATTGCATAAACTTTTGGATACCTGTATGAAATAATATGGTCTTCGTCCCAATAAACTTCAAACTCATTTCCTTGTGTATCGTCAGGTAAGTCTGGGTCTACTTTAAATTTATGTGATCTTTGTATTGTTTCTTTTTCTGCCACAATTTCATCATATCTTTGCTGAATATAATCTTGTTTAAATCTAGGAAATGAAAGCAAGATAACTTTCCCATAATCTGGAAAACGTGAATCAACCGATGCTCTATACATTTCATATATAGCACTAGCGGTTTTGGCTTGATCGTGACCAGTAGTACTCTCAAGTGCAAAACCAGATATTTCATCTAGCACTGCAACTAATACGTTATAACCCTCAAATGCTTCTCTTTCTGAATGTCCAGAGTATACAGTAACATTTTTATTAAATTTAATTTCAGAAGCTTTCTCAAAATATTTACCTATGAACCATGGCGAACCAACAATTCTGTTTCTAAATCCCTTAAAGAAAACATTGTTTGCTTGCTGTGCGTTAATAGCAATATTAATAATATCTATTGAGTCTCCAGGTGGTTTACCATAATATGTAGCAGGGTCTTTAAGACACAATAGTAAATAAACTATATACGCTACTGATATTGTTGAGCAATAATCTTTGCCACTACCCTTACCTAACTGAGCTACTACTTCGTTGCAGGTTTGCTTATAGCGATCTTCGCCTTCTCTTTCTCCAAATAATTTGACAAGAGTGGATTGTTTATAGATCTGTGAGCTTTTTTCGATGAGCGTATATTGGTACTCCGAAAGTGGGGGTAGTCCAAGGTATTCTTTTCCTGTGACAAATGTTCTAAGGTCAACTGGTCTTTCATCAAACTCCTCCCCGTCTAATATATCGATGAGGTCATTAAAATTTAATTCCATTAAATTGACCACCATCCTCTAATTGTTCCACCATCTATAGGGCATTTCCACTTTAGATGTTCTCCGCTTTCATAGTATTCTTTAAATAATTTACTATGCAATTCTATATCTGGTTCGTGCGTATCTCTTCCACAATCTGGACAGACTGCAGAATAAACATATTCATAAACATGTCTACAGTGCTTCTTGCTCGTCATGTATCACTACTGGTTCAACAATACCTGTTATTTGAGATAATCTTTTAGCAACTTCCATTTTGCATTTAGGGCAAGTAGCAGTAACTTCTTTTAATATCTTTACAAGTATCTCTTGCTTTCTTTCTGTTTCCGCCAGTTGTGTAGCAAGCTCTGCATTATCAAGAAGTCCTACTTCTTGAAGCATTCCAATTCTCTTACCTTCAATATCAGCAATTAATTTTAATGAGGTAGCCTTTACGTTTAGTTGGCCAGCTTGGTCTGCATCCTCTACGGTCTTCCACGCTTCTTTAATTAACATAGCGTAATGTTGATCTGCTCCAGAGATAGCTTGCTTTGCCCTTTCACGAGCCCCAGAATCGTTTTTAACGACCTCTTTCCACTCGTCTATATACCCAATAACATCTGCTCTCTTAAAACCAGTCAGGGTGGCAATCTGGGTAGGATTATTACCCTTAAGTAATTCCTCCACTACCTTGTTCATGCGATCAAAATGATCTGCTAATTCAATATCCATATATAGATATTATACCATCTTAGTTGACTAAAATCATTCAGACCAGGATTTAGCTATTTTTAATAATACTAAATATCCAATTAAATCATCAATATCATTATCTCCTGGATATTCAGTACCCTTCATAAGTCTATTTAATTTATCATCAATACGGACATGAAGTTGTTCCCTTGGTCCCGCCTTTGAAAATATACGTACAGGGTCAAGGGCAGAATTGCCGTAGGCAATATTTTTCCTAATAAGCATGTGTGCAATTTCATGGCAAGTTTGCCAAATTTCTTTTCCTGCCTCAGTGCCAACTGTTAATAAATATAAATCCTGGCAGTCAAATGTTTTTGAATCTGGAAATACTGGATCTAAACTCATTTAATTATACCGTGCTCTTTCAATGATCTATGAATGGTCATAACAGTTACGCCACATTCTTTTGCTATTTCTTCCATAGTTTTTCTTTGAACTACATATCTTCTATAAAGCCAATCTTTACTTTTATACAACTTCACATATGATCCCATCTAAAATGACGTCTATATTCATCTAAAGGAATTACATTAGGGTCAATCCACCAATCTTCAGACTCTGTTCTGACCACTAAACTATAGCCAAGGGAGTCTAAAATTTCTCTTTGAGCATCTCTCATTGCTGTATTTCTCCAATACATGTTTGAATCATGTTCAAATGTTATAATTGTGAATCGGTATTTATTTAATGGTATAGCAATTAGGCCATGGAGTGTTGTATAGTGGTTTCCCATAGGTCTACCATTTTTATCGTAACCTCCATCTATATCTAGTTGCAAATAATCTATCTGTTTTGGAAAATCATTTTCTTCAAAATATGAAATATAATTAAAATCAAGGGCGTCGCCAAAGCAAGGGTTAGTTCTATTTTCGTTAAACTCGTTCTGCTCTTTTTCTCTAATTTCAAAAGATACGCCTTTCCATCCATACTCTTTTTCTAAAGTAAAAGTATTACTGCCGTCGCTTGAATGAAATGCGCCTAGCTCAACGTAATATCCTTCCTTTTTCCCATTCAATGCATTTATTATAAATTCTTCTTGGATTGTTAATTGACGTGTCATCTTTTTGTTAATACCTCATTTGCATAATAAGCGATTCCGAATGAATCTGCTACATCAAAATCATTTAATTCTAATTGATATTTTTTATTAAAATAGTCTACTGTTCTTTGCTTTCTCATATTCCTAAGCTGTGTTTTATACCATGACTCTGCGTATCCTGGACTTTTTAATCTTATTGCTGTCTTCTCTTCTTTCGTTGGGTTTTTATTTCCAATATGTGCCTGCCAAGCACTAGGGGGTACAGTAATAACGGTAGCGCCAGTAGACATAAGTTCAGAAATAACAACACCGTAGACATAAGATAATTTTATCACAGCATCTGCAGATTTGACAAGTATCGCCCCTTCTATCGCAATATAATCAGATTTTAATTCTTCTAGCATTGCAAACACTTTGCATTTAGCATCATATATTTTTTCGTATATATCGTTTCCAACTAAATTAATTTTACCCCACTTGATTGGAATATTATTCTCAAGAAGACAAAACGCAATAGAGTTGGTGGAAGCATCTACTCCTAAAACTCTGTTTGCTTTTGTCTTAACTAAACTAGCTAATGTCATTTATCATCCTCAATAAAGCAGATCTGTTTTTTATAGCAGAATTTTTTTCACATTTTGAGCATATGTTAGATTGATTATATCTGCTTAGCCGTGATTTACATAGCCTGCATTCTCTTTTTGCGCCAGAGCGAATTGCCTTTTTTTCATAATACTTTTCCATTATTTTTTTATTTGTAGCAACACGACAACACTCATCAGAGTGGTATTTTTGATTATGTGTTTTAGGAGTAAACTCTATACCACATTCTTTATTTCCACAAATCATAGTTTAGGTGGCTCGTATGCTGGTATATCTATTAGTCCATTTTCTCCAGACCAGCACTCTCTCTTTATTTTACAATTTTTACAAGCAGAGCTTGATTTGATAAACGGTCTTGTTGGAAGCTCTCCAGATCTAAAATTATCATAAACCATACACATCCACTCAAATAACTCTTCTATAATCTTTTTATTTTTATCATTCATCTGAACAGGAATAATTAAAACCTCTTGAGTGTTTTTATTTTCGTATAAAAAGAATCCTTCCTTTACATCTTTAAGTTTCATATATGTTAAAAGCTGAAGTAAATGATTTGCTGATGGAGACATTTTTGCTTGATGACTATCCCAATTCTCTTGCTTAGCCGTCTTTATTTCTCCAATTACTTCCTGATCATTCCAGTCTAAAATTACATCTATAAAGCCACGAATTGGAGGATATTCATTTATTATTTCATACTCCTCGTGCTTCATCACTCCCATCTTCTTAATGATTCCCTGAATTCTTTCATGAGCCTGAGTTCCCTGCGACATATTAGCTATTGCTTGAGAGTTATTATTATCTATAAACATAGCTCCACTAAAAGCTAGGTACCAATACCTAGGACAATTTCCGCTCCCATATCCTAAAGAACTTGGACTAAAACTAGTCTTAGTTTGTTTTTGATCTGGTTTCTTTGTGGCCAAATACGCATCATCTAACATTTTAGCAAATGCTGACGGATCAAAATTTCCAGTTACTTTTTTAAATTTTAAGTTTGCTACTATTTCTTTACCCATTGTACCTAACCACGTATTTAAGAGCATCTACTAGTTTGTCTATAGATTCTTTTGCTGAATAATAGATGTTCTTTTTATTATTATTCACTGTTCCCGCTTTATCTTTAGCGATAGTTGAATACACTGAAGCCATCATAGAAAACTTAGTAGACATTGCCTGCAACTCAATAATAAGCATAGGAGCTTTTGATGCTGGCACATCTGGATTCATTAGCAACTTTACAACAATTGATAATGCTTTATCCAGTTGATCGTCTTTCATGTAATCATGAATGTCATTAAACTCAGTTATCTTACTAATTAATTCTAGTGTATTCAACTCGCTCATGTCATCCCACTACAATCTTTGTCACTAAAGCATATCCAATCCATAAGCCTACAATTCCCATAAGCCCAGCAAAAACTGGGGGCGCTGGGATTGGAAGCTTAAATGCACTAAACACTCCTCCGACTACTGCTCCAACTAATGTTGTAAGAAAAATTTCTTTCATTAGAATGGAGTTTCTACTTCTTCAAAAAATCTATCTTTTGCAGACTCTTTAGAAATACTGTAAGTTGTAACACCAATGCTTCGTGCATTCACTTCATATGAAGTTCTATTTGTTCCAGTTTTATCCGTCCAATTCTCTTCATAAATAGTTCCCACTACAGTAAGCTCTTGACCCTTTTTAATTGAATTTCTGGTTTGCTTAGCAAGTTCTCCCCACACCTTAATTGTCCACCAAGATGTGGCTGAATCTTCATACTTGCCAGTCTCTTCATTTTTCTTGCGGTCATTTGTTACCAAACGCAGTCTAAGACCATTTTCTCCAATTGGAGCTGGATCTTGACCAAGCCTTCCGACTAATGTAATAGTTGGATTAGCCATTCTTTTTCTCCTTGTTTTCCCAGGACTCTACTAGCTCTTCTAGTAATGCCCATTCAATTACGGCAAGTCTAATTTTACTATCTTCGCCTATAATTAATTTTAAGGCTGGAAACATATTCCTATTTACCTTAAATGTATCTGTGCAGATTTTAGACCAAACATCTTTATTTAAATTAAATGAGGATGCTGACTCTTTATAATCTACAACAAACTGATACCACTGGGCATCACCTTTTTGGTATTGCCCACGACCAGAATTCTTTTGTTGTTTTGCTCCATCTCTTTTTGCCTCTCCACGCTCTGTCACGAATTTACCTTTACTGTATTTAGATGTCCAGATTTACAAGTCCATGTCATTATGAAGTTGATTGGGTCCCAATAATACTCTTCCGAATCTAATTCACATTTTGAACAAGGTTTTGAGCCCATTATTTTTTCTAAATTTTTAATATTATCTTTTGCAGGTTTTGCACCCAGAAACTCATTAATATTTGGCACGAATTTCCTCTCGCAACTTCTCTACAACTTCTAAATTATCTTTCAAATACTGAATTGCCTTTGCTCTACCCTGAAATCTTTCTTCGTTTACTGTATACCATGCTCCACCTTTTTCAACAACACCACACATTTCTGCAATGTCTAAAGTTTCTCCAACCGAGTCTACTCCTAAAATTTCTCCTTGGAAATAAAAATCATATTGTCCTGATAAATTCGGGGGGCCAAGTTTGTTGTAATCAATAATCCAATTGACTGGTCGTCCAACCCTCTGCTCAATAATTTTGTCGCCAACCTTAACACCAGCTTTAATAGCATTAGCTTCAGCTTCTGAAGACCAGAGTTTGATGACTGTAGAGGAAAAGAATTTGACTGCCATTCCTCCAGTTGGAATGTGGCTGGCATGCATAGATCCAAATTGATTTCTTTGCTGTGAGATAAGAATAAGTAGTGTATTTTTGTTTGCATAATTTAACATTTTGACCGCATGGGTCATATCCTTTGCT